TTAAACGTAGCTGTTATAGATAAAAACTTACAAAACAATTACAGCATTACAAGTAGATTTTCCTTTTATGAATCTACAAATTCTCCATATCATTATGCTGCTGATTTAATTAATCCTTCTTTAACTGTTACTTATGTAACAAATCCTTTGCCACCTATTACAATAACTCCCATTGAAATTTTAAGTCCAGTTATTCAGCAAGTTACAATTACAGAACCTATTGTTGCAGCAATTATTGAATCTCCTGTTATAGAATCTCCTGTTGTAGTTCAGCAATCTTCTGAACCAACAAAGATTAATGAAACAATTCAGTTGGTACAACCAACACCAGAACAAACAAAACAATCCACAGAACAACCTAAAGAAGTTAATAAAGAACAAACAGAGAACAAAGAAGAGTCAATCAAAGAACAAAAATCTTCAAAAGAAGAGTTACCCACAGGCAAAGATAGTGCTAAAGTTTCTTCAACGGAAGAGAAACCAGGTGCAGGCAGTACGCAGGTAGATGCCAAAGTAAAACAACAATTAGATAAAGTAGAAAAAGAATTAAAAGGTGTAGATACAAAAGTGAAGTCAGTACAAGAAATAAAAATTGACGCATTAAAAAGTAATCAACCTAGTTTAAGTATGTATGAGAATAAACCATTTTATATATCAAAGCAAATGGTAGGTGTTCCTAATCCTGATTTCTTTAATCAATTACAACTGGAACAAAAAGCCATATATGTTAATGTTAATCTAAATAGTTATATAAATAAAGATCCATTGGTAGCTAGACAGAATATGTTAAAACAAATACAAGATGAACAGAATGATATTATCATTCAGTTAGAACAATTAAAAAGAATAAGAGGTTAGTATGTTAGATAAAGTTAAAAATAATTTAAAAGAGATTATAGCAACAATTGCAATCATTGGTACAATCGGTGGTGGTTTTATTAAATATGGAGAAATCATGTCAAAGATTGATAGCATTGATCCATCTAAAGTAAGCACAGTTAAAAATGATATGTTAATATTACAAAAAGAAGTTGAACTATTAAAAGTTCAGATGAAAGAACTAAGAGCTTCTAATTCTAATCCACTTGCAAGATAATGATTAATTACAGAGGAGAGAAATTCTCCGGATATAATAAACCTAAATCTACACCAGGTAAAAGAAAGAAGTCTGCTGTTCTTGCAAAGCAAGGTAACCAAGTTAAACTTGTTCGCTTTGGTGATCCTAATATGAAAATTAAAAAACATATTGAAGCTAGACGTAAATCTTTTAGAGCTAGACATAAATGCGAAGGCGCTACCAATAAACTATCAGCTAGATATTGGTCTTGCAAAGCATGGTAGTTAATGGCTAAAAAGAAATTTAGATTGATGCATGTTGGGTTTTGTATGTCATGCGCCAAAGAAGTAGTTAACTCAGATTCTTTTGTTATCTTCGCAGATAGAAATTGTCAGCACACTAGTTGCTATGAAACATCAGAATCAATAAGACAATTAAACTTAAAACAACAGGAGCAATATGCCACTAAGTAAAAAAGGAAAAAAAATTATGAAGGCAATGCAGAAAGAGTACGGATCTAAAAGAGGTAAGTCTGTATTCTATGCGTCTTTCAATAAAGGAATAATTAAAGGCGTTAAAAAATAATTTAATATAGGGAGTCTCAACGAAAAACTCCCTATACTTCTACGCTAGATAAAAACAAATATAGACACTTTCATAATTGACATAGTCAATATTCAATTGGCAGTCTATTTCTCCAAAGGAATTCATAAATTAATTAATTTTTCTATATAAAACTTTTAGCACTCTTCTTTTCTTTTTGCTATCATAATATCCATGATAACCTATTATCTCTTTTTTTTTAGTCATGTCTCTCTCCTTAGTTGTTTTACAACCTACAGTACGCATTTCAATTTACCAGGTTTAACTGGCTATATCTTCAAACTCTAAATCCTTCATACCAAGTTCAAAAGCTGCTTTCCTTTTTTTCTCTGCAACCTTTAACGCTTCCTCTTCTAACTTCTTTTCTTTTTCAAGAAGAGTATAGTAGCGCTTCTCTATCTTAACTTGTTTTTTAGGATCGTTTTCTTTATCCATTTTTTTCTTTTTTATTTACCGGTTTAATACTAGATTTTAAAAAGCGAACATTAGTTACTTCCATGCTTTTTAAATCTCTAGGTTTTTCTGACTTTGCAGCAACTTCCACATCATCAAAAATTTCTTTAAACTTTGCATTGAATTCGTAAAAATATGTTTTTTCAAATTTCATTTACCGGATATATTTCATTTACTTTCAAAGTATTTATCTTTGATAGTTGTTGATGATTTAATTTAATCTTTCTCTGAGGGTATCTTGCATCCTTAGATATTAAATTAGCTTTAGTTAAATCATTTACGATTGCATTTGATCTACTTCTAGTAAAGCCAAAGCGGTTACCAATTTCTATTAGAGTAGGGGAATATTTTTTTTCTCTAACAAAATCAGCTATGTAATTTAATACATCTGCCTTGACTTTACTTAAGAAGATATAGTCTTTACCATTCTTTCTATTCATTTTTTATCCTTTGGAAATAAACTATGAACGTTAGAATGTTTATAAGAGTCATTGCCTGAACTCTTAATAGTATCTAGTTCTAATAATAATTGATCCAAAAACCATTTGCATTTTCTTGTATCTTCAATGGCTTTCTCTAAAGTAAAACCATTCTTACTACCAAAACGCATAATGTATTTCATTATAGAAGCTCTTAGATAACCAACCATTTCTGGTTCAGATAACTGAGAACAGATAGCATGGATAGTCTCTATAGATTTATTCTTATAATGACTTGGATTAATATTATCGCTCATAGATTAAAACGGCATTTTGTCTTTTGTTGATTCTTTAAACGGATTTACTTTAATAGAAATATCCGGTGCTTTCTCATTCTTCTTAGCTGTATTAATCCAACCAGAGATAGACCATTTCTTTCCATCAATCATTCCGCTGCCTGTGTATTGTGGGTCTTGTTTCCCTTCTCTACGTTTTGCATTTTTCCATAGTGAAAGTGTATTGTCGTATTTATCTGCCATTGTTACTCCTTGTTCTTACTGTTTGCTCTGCTTTTTTTCTAGCTTGTAGTATCTTGCTGTAGAAGTCTTGATCTTCAACTTGCATAAACTCTAGTTTATCAGAATACTGAACCCAAATTTGTTGTAGGTTCTTTTCTAATACACCTGGAGTTGTTGAAAACTTTTCGGCTTCTTGTATCTTAGTAATGATTTCATCTCTTGCTCCATCTGATTGTTGAGACTTTGCATTAACGTAACCATTATTAAAATTCTGTGGTGTTGATTTAATAAAATCATTCATCTCTTCAAAGGTTGCAAGCTCTGATCCTGCAAATCCTGCAATACCTAAAGCTCTTCCAATAGATACCGATTCTATCTTCTCAAACTCTTTATCTTTCTTAACTGTTTGTTTAGAATGTCCAGTTCCAATTAACTTTCCATCTAAAAAGATTTCTGTTTGAAACATTGCCATACCATCTGGGTATGTTGTTGTTGTTTTAACGCATAGTCTCTCACCAAACTTCTGTCTTACAAAGTTTAGTCTATCAACTACTTTAAGATATTTTCTACCTTGAATATTAATGAAATTATCTTTTGTATTCTCACTAAATTCTTTGATAGCGTCTATCAGGTTTATGCTCTCCATGTTTTCTCCTTTGTTATTGTTAATCGTTTTCATATCCCAAATAAATGTCTAATAGTTTCAATGGCAATTAATGCAAGCATAGCAATAATAAACATTTCAAATCTATTTGTTGTCATTGCTATAATAATTTAAAAATCTGTTAATATATTCATCTGGAATATCATTCCAAAAGAAGTCTTGTTTTTTTCTTATGTCTGAAAAATCTGGTTTAATTAATCTAGCTAGAACATAAGGGTTACCATTAGCTAACTTTAATTTCTGTTCCCATATTTGTTGGTACATAACTAATTCATTTAAATAATGTTTTAAGCTCTCAGGTTTTAAATCATCACAATTGTTTTCGCTAAATACTTTATATTCAAAATGATTGGCATAAATAAGAACAGGTTTCTTACCACCAGTTGCATAGTTATAAGCTGCCATTTGCATACAATCGCTGTGGAATGGTTGTTGAGGTACTGCTCTTTTAGTATATGAATAACCTTTTTTAGTTTTAATAACTGAACCAAATATATTTTTTAAATCTACAATATAATCTTCCCCTTCTAAATCTATAAACATTTTAAAGTAAGTTCCTATCCCATCTATCCAGGTTGCATACTCAGTTTCAAAATTCCAATTTTGTTTTGGCAAACTTTCTATTGCTGTTTGAAATTGTTTTAATGTTAATTTAAAATTCTTAGCCATGTAATATCTTTTGGCTTTATCTTTTTCGTCTATTGGTTTTTCTGCTTTTAATGATTTGAATAATGAATTGTCTTTATTAAAGATAACATCTTTTAATGTTTCTTTTTTGCAAAGAATTTTTTGAACTGCATTATGAACAATGTTTCCCATAGTAAAGTGAGAACGCTTAGGCAATTTCATTCTTTCTTCTGGCGTAAGAACTATGTAGTTAAAGAATCTTTTATCTTCTGATAATTTGTTTTGAGACACAGAAGCATACTCTAAACCAAATGCTTTGTAAGCTGGATCAGTAATTCTTAAGTTGTTCATGTTCCGAATCAATATAACTATTTACACTTTATTGCAATACTATAATCAATTAATTTATTCATAAAAAATAATACATATAATTCAATAAGATATAATTATTTATATAACCTACGGTTGTTTCTGTTGATAATTTATTGACAGTTAAAACAAATCAAATTAGTAAAACGAATCATAATGATTCAAATTAAATTAGACGAATACGAAATTTATACATCAGGTTGCACAGCATTGATGCGTATTACTGAAAGCATGAGACAGAATATTAATTGGGGTCATGGTTATTTTGGGAACTTCAATGACAAAGTTGCAAAGTCTTTATCAGGCACACTTGCTGAGCTTGCTGTTGCAAAATGTTTAAAGGTACATTTCAACCACCATGTAAATAATTTTAAAGGTGCTGATTTATATTTTAGAAATCAAAGAGTTCAAGTTCGTTGCCAAGTTCCTAAGAATGAGAACTTCTTAATCATAAGACAGGATAGTTCGGCAAATGAAATATACATATTAGTTATTGATCGTTGTCCAATATTTGAAGTGATAGGTTATATAAATTCAAGTGACGCTTTAGGCAAACCTGAATACTTAACAAATTTTGGATATGAAAATAGACCAAAGGTTTATTCAGTTCCAATTACAGACTTAATCTCAATAGAGAGTTTAATTAATGACTAATAAAT